GTGTGATGTGCCTCGGCTTACGGAGCCTAGACCGAGCGCATCGCTGGTGCATGATAACGTCCCTCTTGGTCGTAGTATCCGCTGCCCACTATGCTCACCCCCTCCCCTGCGCAGTAGCGCGGTGCCCCGTGTGATGTGCCTCGCCAATCTTGCCACCGGCGACTACCCATTCCGCTTTAGCTTTCATTTTCCTCACTGCATCCCCCTCATCCACTTGATCGCCTCGTCCATCGCCCACCACACGCCCAACACGACACCCAGCAGCGCAAGCTCGATCAGGAGCGCCCACATGATGATGCGCCGCAGATTCGCGCTCACTACTGGCGGGTCGTCTTGCCGATGGACGATCACGCGGATCATGGGCGCGCCCGATCGAGGATAGCTAAATCATCCTCAGTCAGCCCAAGCTCGCCCACACCCTCTGCCAGCTCCTCTGGCAGCAACGGGCAGCGCTGATCGAGCGATTCTCTGAGTCTGTCCACTTCGCCCAGGAACATGCGCACGCCATCGTCAATCTCGGCTATCCGGGCCTCGTCGCGCGGAACCTCGATAACGAACTGGCGGTACCGCATCGGCTGCTCCTCGCAGTTGAGCAGGTAGATTCCCGGCCCCTTGCGCTCGGTGCAGCGCAGGCCGAACTGAATCTGGTCGTAATACTTGCTCGGCACCTGGCCGTGCAGGATCGCGGCAATATGGTTGCTGGCCTCAAGATTTTTAGCCTCAAGGATGCGGTCATCGCCAATCAGACCATCCGGCGAGCATCCGGCCATTTCGATTGTAGGGTGGAACACGAAGCCCACCGGGATGACCATCTCCCCGCTGCGCCGCTCATACTCGCGGATTGCTAAAGGTTCATCGTCAATGCCTTTCTGCATGTAGGGCGAAACGTAGTGCTTGACTGGTTCGCCTGTAAGCTGCTCCGTCAGCACGTCTACCTTGTAGGCCCAGCGCTCCCGCGTCTTGCCGCCCTTCTTAAGCATCGACATAACGGCGCCGATGTTAGAGCCGGTCACTCGGCCACAGCGGGCCTCATACCATTCCTGTGTGCGCTGCTCGCAGTAAAGTGCTTTCATCGCGCCCCCCTGTGCAGATCGCGGTAACGCGCGTTCTTGGCCGTCGAGAATGAGTCGGCGGACGCCTTATCGTTCGCCGCCCACGCTGCATCTTGGGCTAGCTTGTAGACGCGCCTCAACTCCTCATCGTTGGCTGCGTTCTTGATGTTATCTTCGTGCTGCGTGTATTCCGCATCCGGCAATCCTTTGCCGGCGGCCTTGTTCCCGTCGTCGTCCCTTTCCTCAAAGCTCAGATTGAAGATCATGTTTTTGAGATACCGCTTGCCATAGGTAATGGCGCTGCCCGTCGCGTGGGTTCGTGACATGACCCCGCCGCCCTTCGGCCCTTTGCCGTCGGCGGGAATGTCCAGCGGATAGCGGCGTCCGTAGGCGCCCAGGCTCAGAACGCCCACGATTCGCACCATGTCGGGCTGCGGGTGCGGTTCCGGCTCAAAGGAGAGCGTCATGCGCTCCTCGCGGAGATGCGATTCGATGGCGCGGTCGATGGCTCCAGCCGTAGCGAACTTGCTGTTTGTTTCCGGGTTCTTCCCAGTCTTGGCGATGGGCTTCAGCTTAGACTGGATGCGCTGGAGGGCCGCATTGAACATCTCGCGGTCGTGGTATTCTTGCGCCTCTGCCCGCGCCCGCACCAGTTCACGCACGACCTCAACCGCGTTGCCCTGCGCGATGGCCTGCTGCAAGGCGACGTTCATCAACTCCAGACCGCTCAACTGCGGCTTGACTTCCTGCGTTTCCACTAATGCCAGTTGCTCGCTCATGGTGCTCCTCCATCTCCCCAAATCTGTTCTGCCCGGGGTCGTACTCCGGCTCGTATTCGCGCTCCGGCTCGGGATAATCCGGGTCGGAGAATCCAAAGCCGTCATGTGATCCACCCCAGCCGAGGCCCATCACTCGCTTCCCGTCTTAGCGCACGCCTCTTGCTCGGCGGCTACGGCGTCTAGGTCGGCGGCAGAAGGCAGTTCGCGCACTGTTTCAATTTCACCCGCCACGATCCGATAACTCCACTTCGGCTGATAATCGAGGGATTCCTTACACTCGATGTAATTCTCCGCCAACCGCCGCTCAGTAAACACTTCAGCGGCGGTCCATGGATAGTCGCCAAGCTGCTTCACTACGATGTAGAGTTTCATGCTTCTTCCTTCACCTGAAAATGTGTGCTGCTACCTCGATTGCCGCGAGCGCGCAGATCAGCACCACGAACACCCGCGCGGCTATATCCAAGCTGTCCGCCAGCCAGTCGCGCTCAACCATGTTCGCCAGCGGGTAGTAGTCGTTACGCTCACACAGTTCGCGCCAGTCAACGTCGGGGTCGGTCATGGGCGCGGCTCCTTCAATGCGCGGCGCACAATCGTGGCACATTCCGCGAGCACTTTAGTGCGAGCGGCGGCGGCGGCGGCGGCGGCGGCGTCGGCGTCGGCGGCGTAGGCGGCGGCGGCGGCGGCGTCGGCGGCGGCGGCGTAGGCGTAGGCGGCGGCGGCGGCGGCGTCGGCGGCGGCGGCGTAGGCGGCGGCGGCGTAGGCGGCGGCGTCGGCGGCGTCGGCGGCGGCGTAGGCGGCGTCGGTGTAGGCGGCGTAGGCGGCGGCGTAGGCGGCGTAGGCGGCGTCGGCGGCGTCGGCGGCATTACCAGCCGCCTCTCTAACCTGTTCAATAGTGGCCTTACCGAGCGCCCACTTCCGCGCTGTCTCGATAGCGATGCGTGGACGTTCTTCGCCTTCAGGAACGAACTTCAGCGCCGTTTCAGCGCAGGAACAGGCGGCCAAGATCAGCTGCTTCCGCGTGGGCCAGCCTTTCTTATCGGCCATCTTGCCGCACAACCACAACAGCCAGTCTCCGCGCTTCCAGGTAGTCCAGACAACGTGAAAGCTCTTGCCGTGCGCCCATTCTTTCGACTTCATCGTTTCTCCATCCTCTCGTATGCTTCGATCATCCGTTCAATCTCGCCCTGCTGGGGGCGGTTCAGGATCGCGGCCAGTCCCAGCAACGATACGGAGCCGCAGCAACAGCATGTGCGCGGGTTCGTGCCGCACTCGTCGCAGTCCTGGCACCAGTACAGCGAGCGCATCGGCAGGTGCTCGTGACGGCGGGTCATTCGCGCTCCCTTGCAGCCTTACGCGCATTGTCGGCGGCGTCAAACAGGTCGTCCCAATAGCTTGCTTCCGCGCGGCTAAAGAGCTTGTCCTGCGTTGCCGCCGGCAGGGAGTAGAAGTCGGCGCCGAACTCTTCTTCAGCTAGCTCCTCTGCCCTTATCTGCGTGGCGTACTTGTAATCGCTGCTCATGTCCCTTACTCGATTCTCCACACGCGTACACCGTCGGCGACGCGTGCCGTTTTGAACCGTTTCGGCAGAAATCTCTTGGCATCCGCACTTGTATATGCCACCAAGGTTCCGACTCCCCGCCCCATAAGCGGTATCACAAACGACTCCATGACCTCCAGTGCCTGCATTGTCTCGCGGCGCTCTATGGTTGATCCGCTAGGCGTGTTCCCTTGGCTTCTTGGTAGCGGCACGTCCTTTTCGATGGTATACATGCTTTGTCTCCTTAAGATTTGCGTCTCCATTTGCGCTCGGGCCGCCCGACTGCCACGAACCCGGCTGCGCGAAACATCGGCATATCAGCGTGAAGGTCTTCCAGGGTGTATTCCTTAGGCTTCGTCGTGCCAACGTGTTTCCAGCCATTAAATGCGTCATAGTATTCTCCACGCATTGCGTGGAAGACGGCCTCTGGTCCAATTTTGCGCATGAAAGCTACGATGTCGCCCCATTGCTCGGCGGTTAGATCGATATGCTCCTGGTCGAAGGGAAGAACAGAGAAAAGCCAGTCACGGCGATCCAGTTGCAGTAGCGAGATCGTGACTTGCGCGAAGTCAAACGAATCGCACCGGAAAGCATTATGCTTGTTTGTTGAAAAAGGCGAGTATTCCTTCCCTGTCCAATAAACAAGCGAAGAGTCTCCGCGTGTTGCTCTGATTACAAAAGGCTTATTCATGGTTCCCTCTCCCAAAACTTGACTTCGCGCGCCACTCATCAGGGGATCAGGCGCGGCGAAGGTTAAGGCCGATTGTGCTCATTATCCGAATCGACCAGCGATTGCGGATCATGCTCTTGATACCAGTCGCGGTCGTGATCGCTTTCGGCTTCGCGGCGCTCTTCGAGGAGGTAATCAGCGTGCTCTTCCATCCATTCGGCGCGAGATTTCTTCCGGCGAAGGCGGTTGGAGAGGCGATATTCTTCCTCTTCAGGAGTTTCGAGTTTCCAGTCATCGTAATTCATTCGGATTGATCTTTTCGTACATGCTGGGATTTAGATCAGCCTTACCGCTCGGGCCGCCCGACTGCCACGAACCCGGCTGCGGCCCCTGTGACTTTTACACAGTAAGGCCAAGCGAGGATTCCTGTCAAGTAGGTAAGACAAAATTATTTTCCTTTACTTTTCATTCCGCTTGTGCAAGGATGTTTCTCTATGAGACTCGGCACTGTTCTTCGCAAATGGCGGACTATGGAAGAAAGAACCGTGCGGGATGTCGCGAAGGAACTTGGCATCTCTTCGGCAACATTCTTCCGTATTGAGCAGGGTAAAGCCTGCGATTCTGGAACCTTAGCGGTAATCCTGTTATGGCTTATCGGTAAAAGTAAGTGACACGGAGAGCCTGCCATGAAACCCGCACGCCGCATCCTGCTTTGCTGCTCCGACGAGGACCGCCTGGGCGTGATGGCCTACACGCTGTCCAAGGCGCGAGTGTCCTGCAATGGGCCATTCTACGGCGTGACTAAGGCAGACACGCTCACGCAGGCGCTTTCACTGATTCTGGACTTGCCCGCCGTCGTGCTGATCTTCGCTCCTTTCGCCGGCGAGGGCGCGCTCCTGCAAACGGCCAGAAGGATGAACCGCGAGATTCACACCATCGTGGTCAGGGATGACGCGAGCGCAAATGACATAGGCGCCGACGCAGTGCTGTCAAAGCCAACGATGGCGGAGCTGCTCAATACGCTGGCAGTGCACGCGCAGCGCAAGCGCGGGCCAAAGCCGCCGCTGCCCCCGGTCGCGGTCGTGGGCGGGGCGCTTGTGGCGCGCTACGTGGATGAGGATTACGAGGCTATGTTTGGCAAACGGGCGGTAGGAATTTGAACAAGTTCGCGGAGGCTCAGGCAGATCCAGCGACAGCCTTAAACGAGAGGGAGTCAATTCCGTCCGCGAATTGCACCGGGGAAACCAACGACGTGAAGACGAGGATGCTAAGGGCCTTTGACCCGCGCATCGCAGGACGCAGACACAGAGACACTGCAACTCCTTTAATCCTCGTTCGGTGCATAAGTTTTGACGGAGGGTGCGGGGATGATCCCAATTCTACACACTGCCAGGCGCGAGAACGGAACCAACGAGGTTAGGATCAACCCCGCAAGTTTATTCTTGCACTCTTTGGCCTATTTATGCAATAGTGGAATCGCCAGGTTGCTTGAGAATGACCCAATTTCTCGAAAAATCGACACTTTGCGCCTTCTTTGCGCCTGGCTGTGCTCTGTCATGGTGACTTCATCCGCAGAGTAGGCCGCGCATACAGGATGAGCGCACTTGAACGGCCTGACTTTTGCACTTCTGACGCTGTAGGGACTTCCGCCCTTGACCGCAGGGCGGGTTTGGCCGGGATTAGTGCTCTTCGGCCCAGAACACGGGGAATCCTATGCGGCCCCAGGTTCTTTTGGTTTGTCAGAGGGAACAGAAACGCACGGCCCTTTACGGACCGCAGGATGGTTGTTTGTGAACGCGAACGTGGATCATTCAAAAGCAGTAACCTGTATGATTTGCGGGGTTTTGAAATTCTCGCACGAATTCACGCGCAAAACTTTCAGGAAAAGGAGATTCAAATGTTAGTCGAATTGGAATCTGGAGTTGTTCTTGACCCATGCCCATTCTGTGGGTCAAAAGCTCTTTTGAAGTGCGACGGGTGGCCAAGTAGCGTTTTTCCCAACAATGATCCGAAGTATGCGTATTACTGGGTGAAATGCCAGAATCCCAAATGTGGGGTAAGTCCGGCGGCGACGTCGAGCGCAACTTCAGCGGTTTCTGCATGGAACAATCGCGAATGACCGTCAAGCACGCAGCAAACGGCGAATTCATGGCCGCATCATGGCTTCTTGAGGAGCTGGGCCTCGCTGCCGGTCCCTACGATGTGCAGATGCTGGCCCAGGTCATCGCATACGCCGCTCGGGACTCAGGCGCGGACGTGGAGGCCGTGAGCAAGACGCTGCTGGTTTGTGCACGGGCAGACGAGGCACGCGGCGAGACGATCAATGTTTTCTATTTCAAGGACCGCAAGTTCGCCAAGGGGATGCGATTTGGAGCGCGGACAGGCACGGCCCCGCTCACGGCAGAGCGGCAGGCGCGCTACGACAAGGCGGCGCACGAGGCGGACGAGGCCACGGACAGGTGGCTGGAGAGTAACGCGCAGCATGACCGCGCAGGCGGCCGATAGGAGGGCGTATGAGCGCAAAGGTGAAGTTGCCGGAGGGAATGCAGGAAGCAATTGGCGACGCGATTGGGCCGTTTCTGTATTTGCCTTATGGCGTGGCGAGGATTGCTGGCGAAGCCGCCCTGCTCTGGCAGCGGGAGAACGCGCGGAAATTGCTGACAGACGAAGTGATCAGGCGTGTTGCTGAAATATGCTCAGTCACACCGCCGCCGAACCTCAACGGAGATGCGACGAGGACAAGGTTAGCGGCCATTCTGAGAGTGATATACGGCGAGCCGGAGCCGGAAGTGCCGCCGGAGATTGCGGACCTGCTCAAGCCGTGGCCGTGCGAGCACAACAAGCCAATCATCGAAGCCTTCCGTCGCGGCCAGAAAGCGGGCAAGTGATGGTCCAGCTTTCACTCGACCTGGAGCCGCCGCGCGCGCGCAGGCCGCGGCTGATCGACGCAGTGAAGGATGTATTGCTGATCCACGAGTGGGTCACGCCCTACTTCGTGCAGCGCGAAATCGAGCGCAAAACGGGCGAGTTTTACTGTGACAGCACCATGTCGGCGCGTATCAGGGACCTTCGCAAGGCACGCTATGGCGGCTACATCGTGGAGCGCCGGCGCAAAGAGGGCACAGATTCGTTCGAGTACCGGATTACAGGCAAAAAGCAATGACACCGGAAGGACAGGTTTTGAAGGCGGTTCTGGACTATCTGGCGGCGCGGCACATTCTAGCGTTCCGCATGAACACGCTGGCCATGCCCACGCCGGACGGCAAGCGGTTCATCAAAGCGGGTGTGCCTGGGATGGCTGACGTGCTGGCGTTTTCATTCGAGCAGTGCGGTGAGCCTATTGATGAAGACCATAGATGCTACGGTCGTTCTATCGTGCCACTCTGGATCGAGTGCAAAGCCGCCAAGGGCAAGCAGAGCGAGCTGCAAAAGAGTTTTCAAGAGCAGGTTGAGCGCGAGGGCCATCGGTACATCGTCGCCCGCAGCATTGAGGATGTAGAACAGGCTTTGAAATGAGGGAGATATGATCGCAGGAAAGGACGTTATGACCGAAGAAGAGGCAAACATTGACGTCGTAGCAGCGAGCGGTCGGACAGGGGGAACAGGCTGATTGAGGGCTATTAGGAAGCCGCCGACGGCGCTGACCCTGGCACGCTACCTGTTCCGCCTCCGGTTTAGGCAGCATCGCGCAGTACCCCGCGCGGTAGTAAGGGGGATCCATACAGCCGCATAGTGCAAGAGCACGCCTCCGGCCTCGCAAGGGGCCGGGAGCGTTTGAAAGTAGGTCTGCAATGCTGACGTCCGATCAAATCAACGAAGTATGGAAAAGGCGGATTTCCGCCGAAGTGTATTCACTGTATTTCGGCGATCTTGCAAGCCTTTATTCCCTGCGAAAACAGTGGATTACTGGCCTCTCGTTTTTTCTGGCCTCCGGTGCCGTCTTCGCTCTGGTTGCCAAGTTACCAATTGGCGTCCCCATTTGGCTTTCTGTTCTTGTGGCATTGATGAATGCGTATGCTGTCGCAGTCAATCTGGACTCCAAAATCAGGATAATGGCGAAATTGCATTACGGCTGGAGCCTGATCGAGAGTGGTTACAAGAGGCTATGGAATCACACCTATAGTGATGAAGCAGCAGCCGAGCTTGAGGATTTGCAACGTCGCGAAGCGGAACTCTCCGAACTGGCGACTACCGACGCTCCGAACGATCCGAAGCGGATGGAGCGGTGGGAGGACCGTTGTGCAGGAAATCGAGCAGGTATCGAATGAGGTTCTGGCTGAGATCCAGGCGCTCGATCCTGCTCTTGCGCTGCCCGTAACAGCCATCGAAGCGCTTGAAGGGCTGGTAACGGCGGCAATCAACGCCTGGAGCACGGCAACAGGCCAGCCGGTCACAGTCGCATCACTGACGGCGCTATTGCCCAATCCAACCCCATTGACACCACCCACAAGCTAGCATCGCGCAGCGGCTCGCGCGGTAGTAAGGGGGACTGGGATGCAGCCGCATTAGAGCACGCTTGCGCCGTCTTACGGGGCGGCGTGGGCGCTTCCCCTAGAAAGCCTGAACGCCATGAAACTCCTGATCGTCCTTTCGTTGCCTGAGTTAGCCGTGCTTGCTGCAGCTGCCTACCTGTGGGTCTACGACTGGCTGCGCGGGAAACCGAGATACCTCTAACGGAGCCGATAAAACAAGAGCTCAGACCATTTGCGCTTAGCCTTGCGGCCAGAGGCGTTAGCGCGATGAGGTGGACAAATCGTCACATGCGGGCCTCCGTCGGACTTTGGCTCTAACGGTCCACAAGCGGCTAGAATCTCTTGAATCACTGCGGTCGTTTCATAAAGCACCCGTCGATTTGTAAAGCGCAGAACGCGGATCCCAAGCTGATTCATTGCGGTAGTGCGTCGCCGATCATAGGCTTGAGCCTTGGGCGTGAGATGGTATCCGCCATCACACTCAATCGCAATGCGTTGCGGGTAGAGCATGAAATCTGCGATGTAGTAGCTTATCGGCTCCTGGCAAGCCACTATGATCGAGGAATTCTTGAAAGCGACCAGCAACTCCGAATAAAGCCGTTCTTCCGCGTGTGTTAATGAACGACGTAACTGATTGGCGTAGTTAACGTTGCGCGAATCCATCGACAATATGATATCATGCCTCTGCGAATCGGCCGTACGAAATTTGACAACCTGCGGTATCATGGTCTCGTGATTGCAATGCCCAAACCGCAGACCCAGCCCGTTGCCGTCATCACCACCGTGCGCATCGCGCAACTGCGGATTGTCGAAGTATTCCCGCAACTGATCCCCACATTCACAGAAATCAGCCCCGGCAAGTGGGCGAAGGCGGCGTAGAATTCATTCATGCCCGCTGGACGCCCAACCGAATACAAGCCTGAATATGTCGAGCGCACAAAAGAAATGTGCTTGGCGGGTGCTACCAATCTCGATCTATCTCACGAATTTGGGGTTAGCTTACAAACACTGCGCAACTGGCGCGCAAAATATCCGGAATTCCTAGCCGCCTTAAAAACAGGGAAAGAGATTGCTGATGCTCAAGTCGAGCGATCGCTATATGAGCGAGCAACCGGCTATTCGTTTGATGCGGTGAAGATCTTCATGCCGGCTGGGGCTAGCGAAGCGGTGAAAGTCGAATACGTTGAGCATGTGCCGCCTGATCCAACTTCCATGATCTTCTGGTTGAAGAATCGCAAACCGGAAGAATGGCGCGATAAGACAGAACTGAAAGTCTCAGGTGATCCGCTCGCTGAACTGCTCGCCGAATTTCGTCAGCAATATGAGGCATTGCCAAAAGCGCCAGATGAATAAGCCATGCAGAAAATGCGACTTGCTAAACTCGGTAAACCCAGAAAACCGAGAACATTATGATGTTGAATTATGGTGAAAGGTTGCGCCGCTTCGCTTATCGCCCGATCGAACTCGATGCTCGCATCAATCTGCTCGATGGCGCCGTTCGCAGCGGCAAAACGTGGGCTCTGCACCCCAAAACCCTCTACGCCTGTCGCTATCCGGTGAATGGCTGGCGGGTCATTACAGGCGTATCGAAGCAGACCATCTTCAACAATGTGCTGAACGACCTTTTCAACCTTGTTGGGCCCTCAAACTACACCTATAACCATCAATCTGGGCTGCTACGGCTTTGTGAGTCTTCCTGGCTCGTCATGGGCGCCAAGGATGAGGGCAGCGAGAAATACATCCGCGGGCTCACTGTGGGCGTGGTGATTGGTGATCAAATCGAGCTGATGCCCCAAGAGTTCTTTCAAATGCTGCTCACGCGCATGTCTCCTGAAGGATCTAGATTCTATGGCACGTTGAATCCTGCGAATCCGTTGCATTGGCTCAAAACAGAGTTCATCGACAACGAAAAGCTGCGCAATCTCGGGATGCTTTCGTATGGCCACTACACGATGGATGACAACCCAAATCTCAGCACCGAATACATCGAAAGTCAGAAGCAGCTCTATACGGGCGTGTTTTACGAACGCTATATTCTCGGCAAATGGGTTGTGGCCGAGGCAGCGATCTATCGCGATGTGCTGGGCAACGCCTGCTATTACACGGACGCTGATCGGCCGCAAGCCCTACTGACCAGTTTTGCGGCTCGTTACATCGGCGTGGACTATGGAACGATCAACCCATGTGTCTTTCTGGAGATTTTCGACGATGGCAAGACGCTCTGGCAAGAACGCGAGTATTACTGGGACTCTCAGGAAAAGCGGCGCCAGAAGACCGATTCGGAATACGCCGATGATTTTGATGCCTTCGTGGGCCGCGAACGCCGCGGGCTCGTGGTCATCGCTGATCCGAGCGCAGCCAGTTTCAAGCTGGAGCTCGTCAAGCGCGGCTATCAGGTGATGAACGGCGAGAATGAGGTGCTGGAGGGTATCAGGCGTGTCTCGGTAGCGCTCAAGGCCGGGATGTACCGGATCCACGCGCGGAACAACCCCAAGACCAGGCAGGAGCTTGAGGGCTATTCCTGGAGCGAGAAAGCAGCCAAACGCGGAGAGGAGGAGCCAATCAAGGAAAACGATCATAGTTGTGACGTGATTCGCATGTGCGTGAGCAAGATGATCCCGAAGTGGCGTGTCGGTTAATCTACTATGGAAGCGTATCACGATTCGTATTCCTATTCAAGCACTATTGTAAGATGAGCGCATGGACTCGCTTTCGCTCGCCAAGGCGCGCGCCGCCGAAAAGCTGAAGATCAAGCCGGCGCCGCAACTGAGAGGCGCGGTTGATATGTATTCCAATCCCGCTGCGAACGTGGGTTGGGGCACGACTTCGCTGGCCAATGGCGGGCGGCATGTTCCATTCGCATCTCGCTTGACTATCAGAAACTCGTTTTCATGTATCGCGGCT